TTCTTTTATCTCCTAACCGAGAGTGCCCATAAATTTAAGTTCGAGCAGATAAATTTACAACACAGGTTTGATCATTACAGCATATTAGTTAAGATGGAGGACGAACAGTTTGCTGCTTTCATGGAAGAACGTCCTGATCTGTTTGCTGGCGTTGAAGCCTTCACTATGTTTGGAACGAAGATTGACGCTGGGTTCGCTTACACTGAGAGTGGTGTAGACATAACCTATAAGAAGTCACTACTTGTCGAGTTTGATCCCAAAGAGAACGCATAATGACTATCGGTCCTGACATTAGAGAAGTCTTGGATGAGGTAGGCACTTCATATACAATTCTTCGGGATACTGGAAATGTAACTGGAGAGAAGACCTACTATCAGTCAAACAGTCAAGTAACAAAGCCATTTATTCGGGAGTTCTTTCTTGAAGCATGGTTTCCGTATAATACACAGGCTGTTGGAGGTGATTACGTTCAACTCTTGACAACTGGCGAGATCTTTCTTGTGATGAACAAGACCGCCCAGATGTTCGAGGATGCAGTAATCAAATGGGACGTAGTCCTCTACAAATGCAATGTCACAATAGATGTTCTCAGACCCGTCGAACCAGACAGTTGGGATTCAGATTATCGAAAGCTGACATCATGGTCTTACATCAAAGAACAGAAGTATGCTTTGATTACCACTCCATTGTATGGTCATGATCTCGCAACAGATGAGGAGCTCGGGTATTTAGGACTCGAAGTGCATGAAATGTACGCTCCTATATCTCTCGGAATAGAAACTCTCGATCGGATTAAACTTACCTCTTTAGAGTACTTTCGTGTTGAAACAATTAAACCAAGACGATATGAAGGGGTTAACGTTTATGAGATCGGTGAGGATAGTCGTGTAGCTCAGTCTACCACGACAACGTCCACAACTACAACTTCAACCACTTCTTCCTCGTCTTCAACCACTACAACGGTATAACATGTTTAGACCCTCTATTCATGGGGCGGTTGCATTGATGGATTTATTCATCTTGCCCCGAAAAATGCGTATGGATGAGTCTAAAGCTGGTCGCGCAGTCAAAAGTTCAATGTCCTTAGTCAATATGCATTGGCAGGCCAAAGACGTGCGACAGATCAATAACACAGTTAAAACCTCTATCTTTTATATGGTCATATATGATAATGAGTGGTTTGATCCACGATTGATAGAGGAGCTCAAAATCGCTCTCGTGTACTCCTCGAATATTGAGATGTTCGTAGTCTTCTTAGCGAAGATATTAGTGGATAATCCCAGAGATTTGAATATTACAAAACTGGGAGGGGATGATGTGATCTATCAGCCTCGGGTATTCAACAGCTTACTTAAATTGAATCCTGATGAAAAGCAGCCGTTGCCGTATAATCACGACAACTTGAATTTTGAAAAGCTTATCGGGGGTTGGTTGTACAGTGATTAATCTTGAAATCAAATTCAATCAAGCAGATGTCCGTAGAGTACTTCGCGCATTTGAGCGGATTGAACGTGCGGTTGGTAGGGAGAAGAAAGAGCTCCCCTATCGATGCGCGGTTGATTACGTCAATCTCTTGAGACACAACATTATGACCCAGAAGTTTGCGGGAGGGTATGTTCCCTACAATCCCAAATATGCAAACTGGAAAGCTCAATACTTTGCTTCAACAGGCTTTTGGGTAATGCGGGGAACAGTTGTCAACTCTTTAACAGTCTATCGAGATAGAAGTCCTCAGAGATGGGTAGGAGGTTTATCTCCCAGTGCTGGCATGGCTCAGGGTAGTTCGTGGCTTGGTCCACCGGGGCGAGGTAGACCCAAGTCTGTCAAAATGTATGCGTATGTGAACGAGTACGGTGGAAATTACGGTGGTGCAAATCACCCTGCAAGACCAGTTTTCAGACCCACGAAGAAAGAGTATCAGAAATCGGGGTTTCCGAAACGAGGTAAAGAATCTTTAAACATAATCGGGAGGAGCTGGCGATGACAGATCAACCAATTAATTTTAATCCTGAATTTACGCCCAAAGATTTCATTGAACAGATTGACAGGAAGTACGGTCAGCTAAAGGGAAAAGAGGATCGTATGAGTTTGAAGTGGGGACACTTCTCACGCGGTATGAATTTGATCATTAGGGAGTATGTAAAAGAGCTTCCTGACGACCTTAAACTCAAAGAGCAGTATCATTACACTCAGATTTATTGGACGTGCAAAAGCAAGCTTCTTGATCTGCATATGAAGAGGAAGATATTTGTTCAAGGCAAGATCAAAAAAGAAGCTCGAATGGCACGCGATATCAAAAGTATGGTACTGTCAGGCAAGTTCTTAACTCCTGTCAAGGAAAACGATGTCATAGCGAATCTTTTGGGGAAATTATAATGGAAGTTTTAGAAGTATATCCGAAAGACTGGTTTGTGAGGATAGAACTCTCACTCGATCAGATTCAAAAACTCCTTGATTTTATGGATAACTGTACTATTACAGTCGATCCTAAGAGCAGGGATTTGGTAGCGGCGAAAGATTACGTAATCGGAGACTTCTTTGCTAAGTTGGATGCATTGTCAGATGATATCATAAGGAGAAGGGGAAGCTAATGGCTCTCGATCCTACAGCAAGAGAAGCAAATTTCAAGGACAGTATCAAGAAGTACATTGTCGATAACTTGTGGACGACAGATAATATCCCTGTCAGTTTCGATCCATCGTTAGCGAACCCGAAAGTCCCGAACAATACCGAACTCAGAAAGTGGATCAATGTACGTTTCGGTGATTTCTATCGGGATGATCTCAGCCGTGCAAATATCGAAATTAGATGTTGCACACGGCAAGATAACGAGGGTTTCAGTCTCGCCCAATTATGTGATCGAGTTATAGGGTATCTGACCACAATCACTGGTGACGGAATCAAGCGAATAACGTTTTATCGTAGTTATCCTTCACCGACACCTTGGGAGATCATAGGCGGGATAGTCGTGCAAGACATCATCGAATCGGGCGTTTATCGAGCGGAAGATGAATCACTGTATAAAGTCTTGAATATCACGCTTAGATTTGCATCGAAAATTTAAAATCTCGGTACTCCAGGCGCTCAAATTTGAACGATCTTTTTAAAAGAGTATCACAGTAAGGGTAAATTTATGTCACGTTCGAAAAAGCTGTTCTATAGATGTTCAAGTTGCGGAAAGATTCTGATCGAACGTAGACCTAATGGACTATGGTATTTCGTTTTTGGTAAGAACAAAGACTTTGTTCCTGTTGAGATGCACATTCACGGGAATATTAAGATGCGTTGTCTCCGTAGATCATGTAGACGGGACAACGCGGATCATTGGAATATCTTTAACTTTTTTCCACAAGCTAAAGAGTCAATCGATGTTTTAGTCGAATCTCTACCGGCAGAGATTAATTAACTTATAAAGGAGGTGAGTAACTATGCCGAGAACTGGACCAACAACAAAAGACAGTACGACAGTCCCGTTAGGACTGGCTCAAATTAGAATTGGTGCGGCTGCTGCTCTTATTGGTCAGATTCGACCTATTCTTGCATCGAGTGATTCTATCGGAGCTCTTGCGAACACAAAGCTCACGTTGAACCAAGAGTTCTATAAACTGGAGTCCGGGTATCCTCTGCTTGAAGATGCGTTGTTTCCGTTACGGGAATCTGCAATGCTCGAATGTGCGTTTAAAGAGCTGACTCCTGCTAACGTTGCCCTTGCAAAGGGTCTTGATCCGTCTTCAGCGGATTATTCTGCTGCCCATTCGGGTTCCATCCCCTTGGGGAGTTTGTCGACCCCTGCGTATGTCAGAATGGAAGCTGTGTATACGTTTCCTGATGGCACCAACACAATGACAATTATTTTCCCCAGAGCGCAAGTAGCGTCCGCACCTGAAGTCGATTTTCAGATGGAAGAGGTTGCTGCTGTGCCAATCAGTATCGAAGCGAAACGTGCCGATAGTGAAATGTCTGGTGGTCACGTTGCATGGGATAGTCGTCCTCTTGGTAGAATTTACTGGGATGATGGCGCTGGCACCATGACAACCACGACATCAACGAGTTCCACAACCACGACTTCGTAAGAAGTCTTAGGAGAATAGAAATGCCGGACGAGGACCGATCTCAACTTAATCCCCAGATAGTGGATGCCACAATCGGCGTTCGCTATCTGAGGAACATTCCTGTTTACCCCTTGGCAGTAGGAGATCAACTTTCTCTGTCAAGTATAATTAGTGAGGCAATATCAGCGGTTGCAGATTCAGATGATGATATAGAAACTGCGGGAATCGCTATTGCCCTTATCAAAAAGAATCTTCCGATATTATTGGAGTTTATTACCAATACGGACGATGAAACGACAGAACAACTTTTGAAGGATATAACGAATACTCAAGCGGTCGAAATTGCGGAAATCGTCTATGAACAAAACTACGCAACTTTAATAAAAAAAGTAAAAGGCCTCTTCGACAAGATGGGGAAGATGATGGAGAACCTTCCTTCGAAGAGGCCGTCACAGCCGTCTGTCAATTCTACGGATATCGACTCGAAGACATCTATCGAAAACGATTCCGAGAAGGTGGATTAACAGTCACGCAGGTGACGACTTTACATAATCATTGGCGAAAAAGAGACCTCGAGAGTTGGAAGAATCAAGCTCGAATTATGGGAGCGGAGATTAAAGGTGATGATAAGCCGAAGTCGCTTCCTGAAGTAGAGCATATCGAAACTCCAACATTATTTGGTGATCCAGAGTCTTATAAGCATCTATCTATGGAAGAACGCAAGGCTATGACCGAGCGTATGAAGGGAAACTTTCAAGCGGGTGCTTTAAGAGGCTGGAGTCAGGGGAACGAGAATGCCTGATCCAATTGATCTAACTCTCGGCGTACTCTTTAGGGCGCGAGAAGACCACAATTTTAAACGCATAACTCGCCGATTGCATACCATTGTTACAGGCTTTCAACAGGGTATGCGTAAAGTCGATGTCGCCTCAAAGAAAGTCGAACAGTCGTTACGGAGAATTGAAGCAGCAAGTAGGAAGGCGGAAAGAGGTCTTCGAGATACAGGACGTGCTGCTAACTTTACCGGGAAACAGATCGGTAAAGTTCACGGTGGGATCCAGCGTCTTATTGCTGCGTTTAAAGTTGTAGCTGTCTATACAGTAGCTGGTCGATTATTTGGCGGTCTTCAAGCGGGGTTGAGAAACGCTTGGGAAGAGATCGTCAACTTCGATCAAGCTCTTGCGAACTTGAAAGCGATCACAGGAGCTACCTCCGCTGAAATTGCGGCTATGAGAGAGACCCTCAAAGAGACGGCTCTCCGTACCAAGTTTTCCACGACCGAGATTGCTGAAGGTATGGTACTCCTCGGTCAAGCTGGTTTGTCTGCCGGTGAATCTATGGCTGCTATCGATGCGGTGGCAGACTTAGCGGCAGGTACTCTCAGCGACTTCAGAAATGTCTCAGACCTTGTAACAACTTCCTTAAGAGCGTTCAACCTTGATGCGACTGAAACCCGTCGTGTTGCAGATGTCATGGCGAACGCTGTCAATAAATCAAAACTCACCATTGATAAACTGAGGACAGCATTTAACTATGTAGGTGCTGGTGCTGCTCAAGCGGGATTAGAAATTGAGCAAGTAGGTGCCTCGATGATGGTGCTTGCTAATAATGGTATGCGAGCAAGCACAATCGGTACCGGTCTTAGACAAGTCTTAGCACGTCTGCTATCTCCCAATGCGAAGCTGAAACAAGCGATGGACTCTTACGGTTTATCGATTGACAAAGCGAACGGAAAGCAAGAGTGGTTCGAGACTCAGATAGGAAAGCTTGCTTCTGTCATGTACGATTTTGAGAAGAACACGGTTGACATGTCATTAGCGTACAAGCTTTTTGGTCTTCGTGGTGCGCAGGCTGCCGCTATTCTTGTGAAATCATATATAGATCTTGACGGTACGTGGTCTCAAATGCTTGCGAAGGTAAAAGAGATCGGTACAGCACAAGGAATGATGGAAGATCAAGCTGAAGGACTCGGTTTCAAGATCAAGAATTTAGCTGACTCTTTCGGAGTACTTGCTGTCAATATGGGCGAAGCTGGCTTTACTGCTGGAGTAAGGGTAGCGGTCGATGCATTGAGAGAATTCACTCAGTTCTTAGCTCGGAACGTGAATACCGATTTAGGGATATTCTTAGCGACTCTTGCTGGAACTGCAACGGTACTCTATACCGTCCGTCTTGCTGTACTCGCCTTGAAACAGGCAATGCAATTTGCTGGTGCAGGAATGTTGAAGTTCTTTCTAAATCCTGTGGGTCTTGTTATTTTAGCTATATCCGCGTTGATTGCTGTTGTTTATACGAGCATTAGAGCGATAAAAAGACAGCGGGATGAGATGAATGAAACAGCAAGTAAATCGGCAGCACTTGCAAATAGTTTCAATCAATATATAAGGGAGTTGGATAAAGTTGTCGAGGGTTCTGAGGAATATGAAACGATCATCGAAAGGCTAAAACAACAGCATGAAGATTACATTCCTTTGATTGAGAAATTAAAGGGAAATTATGCAGAATTAAAGGTGGCGTTACAAGACCTCGCTCATGAGGAGAGAAAAAGGGCTGTATTCAATAAATCAAAACTGTTGGCGACTGATAAAGAAGTATTGGGAGCTATGCACAGATATAGTAAAGAGTTGGGCATGGCTAAGTATTACGGTAGAGAAGCAACTCCCATTGATCAGTTTTTAGAAAGTGAACCTGAAGCGAAAAAGAAAATAAAAGATTACGTCCAGATGATCGGGGAAATCTATGTCCAGCAGATGCGTGAGGGTAAATCCCGTTCAGAGATCGAAGAAACTATGGGACGAACGACTGGTCCTTTCGGGTTCTTAGATGCCTTGCAAAAACAATCTCCTGATCTTGTCGCAAAAATCTACAAGGATGTTATTGACGTTATTGACAAGTACGAGAAACAGCTATTTGCAGCGGCTGAGAGACGCCGTAAGCTAATGGCTGAAAAGATCGAGTCTCTTCCCACTGAATGGAGAGCGTTGCTTGATGGCTACTGGGATGATAAAAATTACCTCAAGTATCTTGAAACCCTTGATGCGATCAATAAAGCTGAAAATCAATGGGTTAAACGGGAAGAACAGTTCAGAGCTTCAGCGGGAGACAAGTTTAAAAAATTAGCAGATCGTGAGAAAGCGGTCTTGAAATTAAAGGAACAGCATTGGAAATCACATTTTGATGCGCTTATGGGCAAGAGTGACAAAGCGTCCGACAAAATGATCAAGGATGTATCAAGGGTTCAAGAGTGGTATGTCAAAGCTTACGGCTCGGGTATGGACGAAGCTTTCTATAAGATGGATCAAAGGTATTTCAAGCTGAAGAAACAAATAGACGATGTGGTCGAAGATGAAGAATCCCGTGCCTTTTACCTTTCCCAGATGTGGGGTGCATATTACGCTGAATTACAGGCAATGATCAATAGCGGTCAAGTTCCTGGCACTCTGTTCGATCAAGAATATATGGAGTCAAGGTTAGAGATGCTTCGTGGTTATGGTGCGCCCGCAGGGCAAGCAGGTAGCAGATTGCCTACAAAGGGTAAACCTTCAGGTATGGAGCAAGCTGCATTTAAAAAGTCATTAGAGGAGATCGAGAAGCTCCAGAAAAAATATGATGAAGAGGAAAAGAAGCGTAGGGAAAAAGCAGCACAAGAGCGAATGGATATCGCAACAGAGGCTTATCGTTCCTCTGAGATGTCCGCAGAGGACTACTTTGCAGCATTGAGGGAAATGTATGACGCTGGTCTCATTGATTGGAAAGAGTATCAAGAGAAGATGCGACGGGAGCAGCAAAGTACTTGGGAAAACTTCAAAGAGGGCTGGAAGAAGTTCTTTAGAGATATGGAGACTCAGGGCGAGTTTATGTATCGAATAGGTCAAGAGCTTCCTGAAATGATGGCAGACAACTTCGCAGATGCTTTCGGGGATATTGCTACCGGAACAAAGAAAGCGAAAGATGCATTTAAAGATATGGCTCGGGATATGTTGAGATGGATAGCTGAGATCGCGGCTAAACGGGCAATGCTTCAAATGTTAAGTATGTTTGGTGGGGGAGGTGGCACTCCCTATATTCCTGCTGCTCATAGCGGTGGCATGTTCGGTGAATTAGGACTTGGTAAAAAGCTTAAAGGTATGCACTTTGCTCCCAAACTGCATGGGGGTTTAGCACCTGACGAATTCGCAGCAATCCTCAAGAAAGATGAGGGAGTTTTTACCAAGAAGCAAATGCAG